CTAACCCCTCTCCATCGGCGGGATAGACAGCAGGTCGCGGCCCTCGACCAGCCCGGCGACATAAGCCTCGGACATGGCGCGCACCGTCTCGTATTCCCAGGGGGTGGACAGCCGGCCCGTCGCCTTGCCATAGGCCCGCATCTCGACATAGGGCAAAGGAGTCCATCCCCCCATGCCGAAGGGCTGAGCGAAACCGAGGCTGGCGCAGGCGGTCAGAAGGTCGGCGCGCTCCAGATCCTCGAACCGGGGCAGCGCGGCGCCGTCCTCGACAAGCTGCTGGCCACGGGTCAGCGTCCAGCCTTCGGGCTTCGCGTTTTGCCAGCCGATTTGGTGCGCGGCGGTGACGAGGCCGCGCCGGGCTTTCCCATGAAGGCGCCCCGGTCGCCAGCGAAGGCCAGCACCTGTTCGGCGAAGCTGCGGCCCGTGCCCCGGATCGGGTTGCTGATGTTCAGCCCGAGGAACCAGTCGGCATCCGAGGCCGTCGCCGGGCGGTCGCCGCGCTCGATGTTCTCGAACCCCACGATCAGCTTGCGCGCGGTGACGCACAGGCGCTCGTGATAGTCCTCCTGCGTGGCGTCGTCGGGCAGCTTTTCGAGCTTGGCGACCTCGCGGAACGCCTCCTGCGCAATCCGGCCCTCGGTGCCCAGGACATGCACGATGCAGGGACGTTCACGCGGCAGCTCGGCGCCCTTGTCGTCAAGGTGCGGCCCGTCGTCATCCCAGAGCGGGGCGCCGGTCGCGGGGTGTTTCAGGTGCAGCGGGCGGCCCTCGTCGGCCACGCCCCGGCTGTCGAAGCTGGTGAAATCCATGTCTATCCCTTGGGTGGTTCTGGTTCAGGAAGGGGCGGCGGGCGAACCACGTCCACCGCCCCGCCGGCCGGCAAGAGGGAAAGACTCGCGACCGGATCAGGTGATATCACTGGCGCCGCGCACGCGGGCGTAGTTCGGAACGAACGTGAAGGTCGAGCCCTCGTAGGTCGTGGTGCTCGCCTCATTGTCGACCAGCGAGTGAATGATGCCGGTCCAGTAGTCCGAGTTCGTGCCGTCCGGGTCCACGATCTGAAGCGCCACTTCGGTTTCGCCCTCGTTCGCGGTGGCGACGGCAGTCTGGCCCGCATCGGCGGTGATCTGGCGGAAAGCGATCTGGCCGCCGGTGCCGCTGCGCGCGCCCTTGAGCGTCTGCGTGATGCCGGTTTCCAGGTCGGGCGCCTCGATGGTGGCGTGGTTGAACCCGATCTGGCCGATGGTGACGACGCCACCGATCTTGCTCCAGGTGAGGGCGGTATAACCGGCGATGGTATTGGTCGCGGGCTTGGTGAGGCTGATGTAGCAGCGTTTCTTGATGCTGGTCTCGGTCATGTTCCGGGCTCCTGTCAGGGCGTCTTGAAGGTCTGGAAGGGGATGGACACGGGAACGCGCCAATAGGTGCCGTCACCGATGCCCTCGCGAATGTGCGGCGGTTGCAGGATCTGGGTCGTCATCCCCGCCGCAGGGATGGTTGCGCCCATCGGGAAAAGGGCTGCGATCTGTTCGGCCAGGCTGTCTGCGGCGACTTCGCCGGTGCCCTTGGCAACGACTACGGTCGCGATCAACGCGCCCGCCACGATGGGGGCCTCGCCGTCCAGCGTGTCGTCGGCGGTCCTCGACCTGACGATGGTGCAGGAGACATAGGGCAGGTTGCCCGGCTTGGCCGGGTCGAAGTCGATATTCGGCCAGGCCTTCGGGATGCCGGCCAGCGCCGCCAGCCGCGCCCTCACCGCTACCTCGGGGGCATGCTTCATTTCAGCCTCGCGATGTTCGCTTGAACGATGCGGTCCCATTGCAGGGCCGCAGCCTCGACAAAGTGCCGGCCGGCCTGGTTGTAGGTTCGGCCCAGCTTGTCCTCTCCGACGAAGCCCGCCTCCATCCGCAGGGCATAGACAGCGGTCCACCCGAACCGGGCCACGTCGCCGGGCTGAATGGCGGTCGTCGCCAGCAGGTAGCTGGTCGCGCCCTGGCCGATCTGCGCCCCGTTCAGTTCGGAGACGAGGGAGTTGCGCAGAAAGCCGGTGTCGACCGGCATCCTGCCGCCCTGCGCCTCGGGCTTCTGGGCCTCGTCCATCACGTCCTGGACGCTGGCCGACAGGACCGCGCGCATCTGCTCGACGGTCTTGTCGCGAAAGGCCCCGAGCTGTGCGGTGAAGGTCTTTTGCGACATGGCCAATCAATCCTGCATCAGGTCGGACCTGACCCGATAGGTGGCCAGGCAGCGACACTGGATGCTTTCGGCGGCCAGGCGCTTCGGGTCGGTGCTGTGCTCCAGGTCGCCGGGGTATTCCATGCGCACGCCCGGGGCCACTTCGAACAGCTCGCCGAACTTCACCTTGCGGCCGTTCATATATCTGTGGCTGTCGCGGGTGCGCGCGTCCATCGTGGCGCCCCAGCCGATCTCGATCTGATCGGCCCGAACCTGCCCGCTGTCCACCAGTTGCGCGAAACCCTCGTGCTGCCCGGAGCGCATGGAATTCAGCGCCTCGGTGCGGCCGATGGTGTCGCCACGGTATTTCTTGAGCCGGTCCCGGTAGCGGGTGACGATCCGGCGCAGATCGGCCTCGGGGATGGGCTTGCCGCTCTCGATGGCCTTCTTGATCGTGCCGTCAAATCGCTTGTCGCGGCGCTTTCGCTGGAAATAGGCCGAGTCGAGGTTGCGCAGTTCCTTTTCCGCGTTCTTGGCCCATTGCGCCTGCTGGCTGGTCAGCCCGATGAAGCCGCCCTCGCGCTTGCCGGTCTCCTTGTTCATGCGCCCGACGATGTCCAAGGCGACCTGCCGGGGGTTCTGACCGCCTGCCAGCCCGGTTTCGATCACCTCGCGGGCCATTTCCCGCTGCTGCTCGACAATCTCCACGATCAGGCCCGAGGACCTGTCGCGAACCCATCGCTCGGCGCGGGTGTGACGGCCGTCGAAGCCCAGCAGGAAGGCGTCGCCGCTGTTCGGGTCTTTCAGCCGCAGGTCGGTCAGGGCGGCGGTCGCCGCGCTGGCGAAGGCATTGCCAATCGCCCGGTCGACCGGAGCGAAGAAAGGCGCCTCGATGCGCAGCGCGGCGACGGCGGCGTCAAGGTCGTTCGCCTCCAGCGCGGCAATGAAGCTGTTCAGCTGGGCCGCGTTGGTGACCTGGTCGATGGCCTCAAGGAAGGCATCGCGGATTTCAGGCTCCAGCCGATCAAGCAGGGCCTGCACGTTCTTGGGAAGCCGAGCCATGTCATATCCCCAAGACCCAGCTGAAAATGCGCACGATGCCGATGGCCCAGGCGCCGACGGTCAGGAAGAGCAGAGCGACGAGGAAGGTGAGCGAGGCCAGCACGGCAAGAAGGTCGGTCATCGTCACGCCCTCAGGATCAGGTCGAAGAACAGCGCCACGCCGCCCGGCGCATAAGGCTCGGCGCGGACGATGGAAAAGGTGACGGCGCCGATCTGGAGCCGGTCGGCGGGCGTCGGCGTGGTGCCCTCTGCCGCCATCATCTCCCGGCGGTCCCCGGCCTGGATGGCGCTGCCGTTGACCAGCCCCAAGGCGATGGTGTCGCCCAGGAGATTGACCGGGATGCGCTGATCGGCGCCGGGGGTCTGGTCCCATTCGGGGCCGGTCGGGGGGCCTTTGCGGATCAGGGTCGCGCCATGGCCCGTGTCTTTCACGGCCGCCGCGACCTCTGCGGCGATGGCGTTCCAGTTTTCCATGGGTCACTCCCTCCCGTGATTAGGGTGAAACCCCATCGCCGCCTCTGCTGCCTGCCTCGCCTCGCAGGCGGCCTCATAAGTGTCAAAGCAACCTATATTGGTTGTTTTGCCGTCTGCCATAATCCGGGCTCGCCATCGTCCGTGCGCGCCATACTGAGAAACCCCCATCATTCCGCTGGTGTTGGTTTCACGCCGCTTTGTGTTCCTGGCATTTATCTTGCGCGGAACAGATCGAAGGTTTTCCCAACGGTTATCCGCCCTATTGCCGTTGATGTGGTCAATATCACCATCCGGCCACGCCCCGACTTGCAATGCCCATATCACCCGATGGGCATAGACCCTGGTGTCGAGGACCGTGCCTTTGCGGTATCCATTGCTTGGGTCGAGGCAATCAATGGCGACTTTCCTGGCATATTTGCTGTTCCAGACACGGGCGGCGCGGTTTGCAGTGTAGCGGCCTTCGCCTGCGATGAACCATTCCGGCCCGCGTTCTTTCCAGAGCAGATGACCGGTATCCGGCTCATAGCGGATAAGTTGACGAAGAGCCTCCGGGGAGGGGAACAAGCGCTCAGCCATAGGATGCCACCAGTCCGTAAAGATCCATCAGCCGGGCAGTCAGCCATTCGACCATGTAGCAGCGCACCTCGGCCGCCTCCGAGGTGATCGGGATGCCGGCGAACTCGCAGAGGTAGTCCACGATATGGATTGCCTCGTGCACGAGCGTGCCAATGCCGGGCCGGCCGCCGGGGAACACCATCCAGAAGACGGCAGATCCGCCGTCCTCGTTGACGGCATAGCCCGCCCCACCGGCCCCGGCCTCAGGCGAGCCGCCGAAGGGCTCCAGCTCGGCCCGCGCGGCCGCCAGGTCGTTGAACACGAGGACCGACTGCCGAAGCCATTCCACGAAAATGATGTGGTCGCAGTCGACGGTTTGCGCGGCCATTCAAGCCCTCATCAGAAAAGACACGCCGCCAGATCCGGCGCGGACCAGCCCGGCAAGCAGGCCCTCGACTGCCGAGATGCGGGGGATATAGCCGTCAGCCCCGGCAGGGCCTTTGACGCGCTCCCATTGCAGCTTGCCGGCGGCGACCAGTACCTTGTCGGTCCCCGGCGTCGACACGGCCGAGAGGGAACCGGGCGCCCGCTGCTCGACCAGCGCGGCCTCGATGACCGCGTGCTTGACCGGCTCCGGCGCCTCGTCGTTCTCCCACTCGCCCAGCCAGCGGGAATTGAACCGCACGGCCACGTAGCGCTGCCCCCGCATCAGGTCGGTCTCGTGCAAGACCACCTCCAGCCCCGCCTGCCCGGTGTAGTCCCGCGCCTCGTCGGCCGTCACGGCCAGTTCTGTCATGCTCAGCATGAGCGCCTCCTGTGCTTTGGATTGGGGCCGGATCACCAGCCCCGCACCAAAGATCAGTCAGTGGTCTGCCCGGCGCCGCCGCCGTTGTTCGCCGCAGCGCCCTTGTCCTTGGCGCGCTTCGTGGCGTCGGCGGCCTTTTGTTCGTTCGTGGGCTGTGAAGCCGGGGCGTCGGTAATGGCCTCGTCCCAGGTCTTCTTTTCCACGTAGTTATCGGGATCGGGAGAATGGTTCGCCATGATGGCCTCCTTGTTGGGAATGACAGGGCCACGTGGCCCCGCCTGTTTCGGATCACGCCGCGACGGTCAGGAACGCGATGGGAACCTGCTTGCGGTTTGCCACCAGCTGCCAGTTCGCGGCATTGGCCAAGTCGGTCCAGCCGGCGCCACGAGCGACGGTTTCGGTGCCATTGCCGGTGATCGAGGTGCTGGTGAAGCTGAACCCGATGGGATGCACGATCATGTTGCGGCGGGTCCACAGCGTTTCCGCGCCGCCACCGTTGCCTCGCGCTTCCTCGCGCTCATAGGCCAGCGGCACCTTGGGATTGCCCATGCCATACGCGAAGGCTCCTTGGCCGATCAGCGCCACCACCGGCGAGCCGTTCAAGGTCATGGCGGTGTCGTTTACGATTACTGGCAGGCCGTTCAGGGTGCGCACCAGCAAGTTGCGCTCGGCGTCGAAGTTGGCCTGCGCCAGCTTTTCCTTGACCAGGACGCCGAAGGCAGCCGAGTTCATGACGTAACCGCCGATACCGCCGAAGGCATCGCCCATGGTCATCTGTGCGTCGATCAGGCCGTTGAAGGTGATGCCTTCGGCGTTGGTGGCCTGATGGACCATGCCGGTGCTCGCCGCGATGGCGTCGTTCAGAATTCCGCGCAGGGTGGCAACGATGCGCAGTTCGGCTTCCTGGCGCCAGTAGAGGTCAAGGCGCGAGGCCACACGGGCCAGCGGGTCCTTCCCCGTCAGGTCGGTGACAAAGTCCATCGACCCGAAGCCTTCGTTCAGATGGCAGTTCCGGGCCTTCATGGAGCCGGTGCCGATCTTGCGAGGAACCGCGATGTCCTCATAGACATCGTTGCTGTAGTTCGGCTCGACCGAGGCGTCGATTGGAAGCCAGAACGGCAGATCCACGATGCCGGTCGCCGATTGCGCCAGTTCCGAGATGATGGGGTTCGTCACAATCAGGCCGCTTTCGAAGAACGGCGTTTTCGTGACGGGATCGGTGTCCATGTAGGACTGGACGACTTCATACGCGGCGTCGCGGTCGCGGGCGAACACGTCGCCAAGGGTAGTGTAGGGCATGGTGTCCTCTGATGATTATTCGCTGCTCATGGCAGGCTTGAGCTTTCCTTCGCGCGCGAGCGCGAGCCGTTCCGCATCGCCCATTTCGGCCAGCGATTTACGGCCTGCTTTATCGCCACCTTCTGCACCGCCGCCCACAGGAGGGGTGACGAATGACTTGCCTTCGCTCGCCGTCCAGTGCTTCACGTGATCGGCCAAGGCCTTCGGCCCCATGTCGGTTTCGACCACAGGCTTGCCATCCACCATTTTCACCTGATCACGAAGTATCGCGACGGCGCCGCGCTGCAAGCCGGGGTCGGTGATGCCGGCGGCAGTTAGTGCCGTAGTCAGCGCATTGTCGCGAGTGATGCCGGTAATCTGGACTTCGGCATTCTCAGCCTTGGTCTTCCAGTCGTCGCGCTCCTTTTCGAGCCGCTGCCGTTCGGCGACCAGCGCCGCCTCGTCGGGCTTGCCCTTGAGCGCTGCGGCCAGATCGTCCCTGGCCTTGTCGGCTTCGGTCTTGAGCGTGGCCTTGTCGGCCTTGACGCGCTCATAGGCGGATTTCAGGTTGGCGACCTCGGGGTGAGCGTCGACGCCCTCCAGGTCGAGGACGAACTTGCCGTCCTTCTCGGTGTAGAGCGCCTTCATAGCCTCATCGAGGCCGTCGAGGGTATCGACAACGGTCTTCAGAGCCATCGGCCCGGTCCTTTCGGTGGTGGTTAAGCCGCCCTCGGCGGCGTTTGCTGGGGCGTCGCCCCGGGTTCTTCCTCGTCGTCATCGAATTCGCGGGCGTCGCGCTCGCGCTCGATCAGGGCGAATTCCTCCTGTGCCGTGCGCTCGGCGCTGGCGATGCCGCCCTTCTGCAACTGCGCATAGAGCGTGTCGTAGCTGATGGCCCCGCGTTCCCAGCTGTCGACCAGCTTGGCGGCGTCCTCGGGGGACAGCTCGCCGGCCGCGAGCGTGTCGGGGGCGTGAACGATGACTTCCTCGGGCGCAGATCCGGCGATGACGGCCGCATGACGCAGGCCCATCTCCAGCAGCGCGCAGGACGACTGCACGATGGACAGGAGCGTGGCCGTTTCCGACCGGAAGCGCAGCGAGCGCGCCTTGCCGCTTTCCTCGACCTTGTCCGACTGTTCCAGCAGCTTGGCGCCGGCCATGACCGCCAGCGTGCGGTTGTCCTCCATCGCCTTCAGGTGCGCGTCGATGCCCGAGCAGGTGGGCGAGACATACTTCACGTCCGGGGTGACGCCTTCGGCCCCCTGGATTGCGATGCAGGCGCCAGCGCCGACCGCCTCGGGGGCTTCGCCGTTGATCACCACCAGCGTCTCCTGGCCGCTCATGTAGAGCTGGTGCCGGTAGTCGGCCGAGAGCTGGTAGTTCGCGATGACCGACCGCGCCACGCCGATCAGCGGGGGCGTGCGGATGGCCGGGTCCAGATCCACCGACGAGGCGACCGCGAAGGGCACGCGCGTCATTGCCTTGCCGCCTCTGGCTGCCGGGGCGATGCTGCGGGCCGGGCTGGCAAGATCCGTCTCATAGACATCCTGCCAATAGCGTCCCTTCACGATGTTGAGCACCCGGAAGCGCTTCACGTCCGACCAGGCGAAGCCGACGCGGGTCTTGCCGCTCTCATCGAGGACAAAGAACTCGGTGTCCCAGTTGATGATGGTCTCGGCCGCATAGCCCGCGAGACGCGGGTCGCCGCCAGCCTCCGGGGCATCCGCGAGAAGGCCGTAGCGCCCCGACAGCAGCAGGTTGCGGGTGATGCGGCGGTGCAGGGCCTCCAGGGGCGTCCCTTTGCCGTCCGCGTTCTCCCAGAGGTATTCCAGGCCGGCGGGCAGCTCGATCTTGATTTCCACGCCATGGGCAATGCCCATCATGCCGGCGATGGTCGGGGCCAGCATCTCGGCCACCTGGGCGCGGGCCTTGTAGCTGGCATAGGCCTTGGCGCCCTTGTCGGGCAGAGCGGTGAAGCCCGAGGGCATGGGCAGGTGGATTTCGCCCTTGGACTTGATCGCGCTTTCGCCGGTGAACACGTCGCGCATCAGCTCCCATTCCGCGACGCGCTCGGCGGTGTATTCGGGATGCCGGTCGTTTACGGATGCCATCAGGTGAGCCCTGTAACTGTGCTGGTTGTGCTTTTCGCCCGGCGCTTGGTCAGGGCGTTGAATGCGCGGCTGGTGCTGTCCGCGTCGTCGTCATGGGTGGCCTCGGGGAAGCCCTCCAGGCTGGTGAACCAGTCCTCGTTCCACGACCCGCGCAGCACCACGACGTTGCCGGCCTCGGCCTGCGCCGAGAAGGGCGAGAAGCGCGTGACCTTGTCGCCGGTCTCGGGCGAGAACCGCACGTCGAACCCCGTGAGGAGCGCGGCCATGTTGCTTTTCTGATCCTTGCCGGCCTGGCCCGGGTCTTGCGGCAGCGAGATCAGGCAGCCTTTCCCGTCCTGGCTGGCGGTGTTCTTGATGGTCGCCCGCACGCCTTGTGGGGTCAGCCAGTCCTTGACGTGATCCGCAACGATGAACCGCCCATCCGGCATGAGGCCGATCTTGGTCCCGGCGGTGGCGTCGGGGTCCGGGGTAGCATCGGTCTTTGGCGTCGCGGCCAAGTCCCAGCCCCTTGCGAAGCGCGTCCCGGCAGGGATGGCGTCGACCACCTCGCACCAGCTGCGCCTGAACAGAAGCCCGGCAGCCGCGCGGATTTTCCAGTTGCCCCCGAGCAGGCGTTCGCGCTCGACCGTCGAGAGGGCCAGCAGGTTGGCCATATACCCGGGGTCGGCCGCCATCAGCGCCTTGTTGTCGGTCAGCTTCGCCGGGATGAACGTCACGGATTTCGGCGGGATCGGGATGCGATTGCCCGCGTCGTCCGTCGTCGTGTGATGCGCCAGATCCTTGGGGCGGTCAGCCCAATGAATCGCGTCGCCGATCCGCACGAAATAGCGCAGGACGCCAGCCCGCTCGTGAATCGGATATCCGGTCTCCTGGTCGATCCACCACGCAATGAACCGCGCCACCCAGCTATCCGCATCGGGGTTGCAGGTGGCGCGCACATAGGGCCGCACGCCCGACATGGAGCGGTTGCGCGAGAGCATGTAGAAGAACTGCTTCTCGCTGAAATGCGTCAGCTCATCGAACAGCAGGAGGGCGATCTGCGAGCCCTGCCAGTTCGCGACCGTCTTGTCGTGCTCCAGGTGGGCCATCGAGAGGGAAGCCCCCGAGGGGAACTTCCACTCCAGCGTGACCTCCTTCGGCGCGGCGCCGATCAGCGGGTAGAGCTTGACGCTCTCATCCCATAGGCCGCCCTCGTTTCGGATCTGCACGGTTGTGCGGCGAAAGAACACCGCCCCGAAGTCCGGGTTAGCGCTATGCCGCAGCGGCTCCATCAGCAGCGCCCAGGTCTTACCCCCGCCCGCACCACCGCCGTAGATGGCGATGTCGGCCGGCGAGCTGAGGAACTGCGTCTGCGGACCCGGCTGCGGCCTGATCTCGTTAATCGCGCCCATTGTCCGGTAATGCGAAAACGGTCACCTGCGCGGCAGGCAGCGGGTTTTCGGCGTCGTTCGCGTGGGTGACCTTGTCGCCGTAGACCTTGGGCGCCAGCTTGCCTGCGCGCCACTTGCGGGCGTCGATCTGGAGCCGGGCAACCGCCACGTCCTCGGGGGTCGCATCCTCGGCGATCTGGCGGATTTCATCGAACTCGCGATGCGCCTGGACCTCGCGCGCGCGGGTGTATTTCTTCGCGAAACCCTCGTCCTCGGTCAGGTGCTTGTAGAACGTCACCTCACCCGGCAGGAAGTCGTCGCGACCAGGTCCGCAGATCGTGGCAATGCTCTCGCCTCTCATCAGGCGGTGAAGGATTTCGTCCTCGATCTCGCTGGACCATGGGAAGGCGTTGCCATGCGTCGAGCTTCCCTTGCGCTCGGCCGGCTGCGCCCCGGCGCTCTTCCGGCGTGCCATGGTGATTTCCTCTGTTGGTTCGGGTAGCGGCCCGGTTACTGGCTGACAGCCCCACCCGCGCCTGGGTCTCCCTCGCCACCGCGCGCATCGTCAGGCGCCGCGACGCTGGCAGGGTCAGCCTCCTGCACTTCGTCGTGCCAGATCAGGCGACCGACGAAGAACAGGACGATGATTGCCGCCAGGATGGCCAGCACGGCCGTTCCCGCGCGAGCGAACCGGCGCGGGCTGGGTTTCGGTTCTCGGTGGTCTGGCATGGTGCGCTCCTGTGTGTTCGGGTCTGAACATTCAGAAGGTGCGCATGTTCCATCCCCAGGCCGGCCCGAGGGGAGCGTGAATTTCGGAAGGCGGCCCGCACAGCGCGAAGCCGGGGCCAACCTTCCCCGCCCGGCAAGGTGGGCGGATAGGTGGAGAGCAACAGCGGAACTGCTGACCTCCAAGTGTCGTTGGATGCGGTAGTGCAACCAGGCACCCCACCAGGAGGAACCACTTGATGAAGACCTTGGCCGAAGCATTCGAACACACGCTGCAAGACGTCTATTGGGCCGAGAACGCCCTGACCAAGGCTTTGCCGAAAGTCTCGAAGTCGGTGAACAATGCCGAACTCAAGACGGCCATTGACGAGCATCTCAAAGAAACCAAGGGCCATGTGAAGACGCTGGAGGCTGTCTTCAAATCCCTGGGCCAGGAAGCGAAGGGCGAAAAGTGCGACGCGATGGACGGGCTTCTTAAGGAGGCCGATGGCATCATCGAGGAAGCCTCCGGCCATGCCTTGGACGTTGCATTGATTGGCGCCGCCCAGGCGGTGGAGCATTACGAAATCGCCCGCTATGGCACCCTTCGCGAGTGGGCGAAGGTTCTCGGCCACGAAGAAGCGCATACCCTGCTGTCCACGATTCTCGATGAAGAAAAGGCGGCCAATTCGAAACTCACCGCGCTCGCCGTCACCTCTGTGAACGAAGCTGGTAAGGCCAAAAAGAAGTAGCCGTCCTGCCTGAAATGAAAAGCGCCCGTGAGGGGTTCATTCCTCCGGGCGCAGTTCGACCTGCTGCAATAAAGCAAGTTCTGACGGCGCAGTCAACAACTTATGCGTTCTTTTTCCGAACCGTGCTCGGCTGGATCATCGCAGCCAGAATCGCGGAATCGCAGGAATCGCAGCTGGGGAACCGCCGGTAGAGGGCATCTCCACTACGGAGACACCTTGGGCCAGGGCGAGAATCGCGGGAATCGCGACAATCGCAGCGATCAGCTTCTCAGATAGCCCGGTCTTGGCGGCTTGGTCGTCGGCGAAATAAGAGTGGCCCACCTGGTCACTCTCTTTCGTGTTGCCCTGAGCGGTCGTGCTTGGTTTATTGATTGATCGATCAATCAATAAAAGGTTGAGGCAAGCGTTTGCGCATATCGAGGGCTGGCTGGCTTATGACGCGGCGCTGAATGAGGGGCGAGCGGGAACCCGTCGCGAAACCCAACCCGGCGTTGCGATTTCCGCGATTCCTGCGATTCCAGCCCCCGGAACACCCCAACAATCGCGACAATCGCAAGAATCGCTAATGAGCCGGTGCAAATTGCGCCGGGGTAGGGACGCCAGTCTGGACCGGCCTCGCCAGCGCCATGGCGCGCCTATGGTGCCCGCACGATAAAGCGCTGGATCGTAAACAGGCCATGCGTCTGCCCCGAGGGGCAGGCTTGACCTTTTAGACAAGTCGGGTGTAGCGTGTCCGTGGGCGTGGAAACCCGGACTGAGTTATACCCACCTGCCGGATAGGCCCTCCGTTGGCGCGGAGGTTGTGGGCGAATGCACCCTTGGCGGGGTGCGCTGCGACGGCTTGGCGGCCGTTCGTTACCGACAGCTTATGTCGGGACGCGGGCGCCATGCAAGACCCGAAAGGGAAAAACGTCCGGCCTGTCACTCAGCAGGTTTCCAACGTCCCGGCGCCAGCCCGTCGCTGGCAATGGCCGTGGAAAGCCATAAGCTGAGTGAGAACTGAAATGACCATTCAACCCAGAACGGAAGCGTTCGCCCCTGTCGTTGCACAGGCGCGACTTGCCGATATTCGCGACAGCCTCGTGCTGGCGCTAGATGCCTCCGAAAAGCGACATGGCTACTCCCAGGCCGAGCGCGAGGCCCGCAGCTACGTGCGCGCGGCCCTGCGGCAGGCTGACAGGCTGATCGGGGGTGGGGCATGAGCGCGCTCGAAAAATATCTGGAAAAGATGCAGGACGACGCGGCCACGCTGGAAGCCATCAACCGCGCCATCCGTGCCCTGTCCACCCGCCGCGAGGACGATGCCCGCGCCCTCTTGGCTGATCTGGCCGAAAAGGCAGTCAGCCTGAGCCGTGGCCTGAACGATGGCTTGGACATTGTGAACCTTCCGAAGGGGGCTGTGGCATGAGCTATTTCGATGCGCATTGCAAAACCGAGAGCGAGCTTCATACCGTTGGGGCGTTGCTCTGCATCTTGGAAATGGCAGCATTCGACCATCTGACGCAGGATGATGCCCCCATCGCCTCTGGCATCATCAACCTGATCCAGGTTGTGGCGGAAAGGGTCAAAAAGGTGCAGGAACTGCTTGATGCCGAGTATGACGTTGGCCGGCCGCGCCCAGGCGGAAGCCCCATCGCTGCGCTGCATCGGGAAATCGTCCGCAGGAATACGTTTCTGAACGGCGACCACGGATTGTCCGAGGACGATTTCGAAGCCTACAACATGGAGACGGTGGCGCTGGCGGACCGGATCGTTGATCTTCCGGCCCAGAACGCAGACGACATGCTGCGCAAAATCATGGGCTACACGATCAACGGCGACCACGATCTCTCGGAAGGCGATAGGGCGCAGCGCATCTTTGCCGAGGCTAGGGCTCTCATCGGGGGTTCCTCGGTGGCCGAGTGCACCGAGCATCAACTGCACAGGGTCGGAGCTTGAATGAGAAGGCCCCTGCTTCTGCTCAAGCGGGGGCCGTTTCACGCTGCGATAGCAGTGCGCCAAGTGCATATACAGCCAGTGTTGTTGCTGAAAAATCCGCAAGATTGCACGGCGTGGGGAAAAACATTGTCGGGAATCTTGCGGCATCCGATCCTCGCCACATGATGTTATCCTCTGGCAGAAGCAGACGGGACGCGTAGCGATGGTAGAGGAACGGGACGAGCGGACCGCAGCAACAAGAGGGCTCATCGGCAGATGCCCGCATTGCGGCAAGGGTCGATTGTTTAAGGGATACCTGACTATCGTGCAGGAATGCGAATCCTGCGGCGAGTCGCTGGGGCTTTATCGGGCCGCCGATGGCCCGGCCTTTTTCACCATGACCATCATGCTGCTACTGCTTATCCCGATGATCGGATTTTCCTGGGTGCTTTATCGGCCAGATCCAGTCACGCTGCTGGCATCGGTGGGGTTGGCTACGACCGCGCTCACCCTGATCATTCTCCGTCTCGTGAAGGGTGCGTTCGTGGGATATCTATGGGCCAAGGATGAACAGGACCGGGGCGCCTGAGCTTGGACTGAGGAGAACCCCCGCGAATCCGAATCGCGGGGGCAGGTATGATCAGCCGGCCAGCCAGTAGCCGGCCAGGACGATAGCGCCGAGGCCGGCAAGCATGATGCACCAGTTCAGCAGCACGGTCTTGCCGGCCTGGACCTCTCCGGCTGCCGGCGGCGCTGCGGGCTCGGCGGGCGGTGTGTCGTCGGTCTTTGGATTTTCGGCAAACGGAGTCCGGCGCACGGCCGGTTCATCATTGGGTAAGTTCATCTGTCGTCCTTCGTGAACGCAAGGGTCATGATCTGCCAGTCCGGTGCCGGAGGCAGAGCGAGCGAGGTCAGGCGGTCATGCGGAAGAACGGAGGCGCGCGGGCGCAGGGTGCGAGTCTGCCGGCGCAGACCCTGATTTGCGGTTGATAGGCATGGGCGACCGACGCGGCGGTGCGCGGCGGTGGAGGCGGGGGCTCCGACGGGGGCAGTGCAGTTGCGGCCAGAGGGCGGACCTGCACCGCATCCTTGCGGGCGATCAGGTCGCGCCCATGGATTGCCGCCAAGGTCAGCGTCGGCGTGGTCAGTTGCTTGGACTTGCTGGCCGCTACGGTGACCTGTGGACCCGGTAACATGATGACCAGCAGGGCCAGCAGCAGGGCCAGCCACAGCTTTGCCGCATGCGATGGGTTCGCGGTTTCAAGGGCCTGCGGGTCCGTCATGCTCTGACTGATCCATATATTCCCGCCGGGACGCAAGGGCTCAGCGCGTTATGGCCGGTTATGACCCCGGTCCACGAGGCGCGCACGTCGGTGACGGCATGACAGAGGAACAGGCATTCGACCCGGCAAAAAAGGCCCGCCGGCTTCACGCCCTGATCGGCCAAATCGAGCGCGACTATGCCGCGCTGATCTCGGCTAAGAACATGAAGTCGCTGTGCGACCAGCTGCTGTCCGAGTTCGACTGA